TCGACACGCCAGATGATCCCGACGCACGTTATCGACGAGGCGCGTGGCAAACATCTGCGCAAGAGCGAGTACGACTTTGCCCCGGTGATCCTGACCTGTGACCCCGCATGGACGGGAGCCGACGATCTGGTGATCGCGAAACGGCAGGGGCTGCACTTCGAGATATTGGACGTGATCCCGAAAAACGACAACGACATTTTCATCGCCACAAAGCTCGCGCGGTACGAAGACAAGTTCGACGCCGACGCGGTGTTCGTGGACCTCGGCTACGGCACGGGGATTGTCAGCGCTGGGCGTACGTGGGGGCGCAGCTGGGAGCTGATCCCCTTTGGCGCGAAGTCAGCCGAGCCCGGTTTTGCCGACATGCGCGCCTACATGTACGATCAAGGGCAGACGTGGCTCGAAGAGGGCGGCGCGATACCGGATGACCCGGACTTCTACGAAGAGCTCATATCCATCGAAACACTGCCGGACAACAACGGCATCGTACGACTAAAATCGAAAGAGCAGATGAAGAAGGACGGCATACCGTCGCCTAACCGCAGCGACGCATGGGTGCTGTCGTTTGCACGACCGGTGTCGAAGAAGCGGTCGAAGCAGGTGGACGGCGAGCCCTACCGCAGTGCCGTGCTACAGGCGAGCAATCGATACATGAACAGCGACGGAGAGTACGACACAGGCGCGTGACAAAGCGCACGTGCGGTGGTAATGGGGCGACGACGACAAAGGAAACGCGAGATGTGCAAAGCAAATACACCGACGTACACACCACCGCCGAAGTACGCGCGACCGCAAGAGCCGGACAACGCGGCGCTGTATGACGAGGCGGTGAACCGGGCGGCGATGCGCGGCGGCGGCAAGCGGCGCAGCACGATCCTGTCGGGGCTGTCCGGGGCGACCACGCCACCCGTACTTGGGCGGGCGGGGCAACAGCAACAACCGGCGACGGTGCTAGGGTGAGATCATGAGCAGTGAACAGCTGAAACAATTGAACGCCGTCGGGACCAACCTGAAGGAACTGCGCACGCCGTTCGACCCGCACTTCCGAGAGCTCGGAGAGTTTTTCATGCCCCGCCGTTCGCGGTTTTCGCACGGGCAAGATCACAAATCTCAAGAGCGTGTGAACCGCAAGATCATCAACCCACGGCCACGACTGGCACTACGCACGATGCAGTCCGGCGTGCACGCGGGCATCACCAGCCCGGCGCGTCCGTGGTTTCGCCTGATCACGGCGGATCCTGACCTGCGGGAGTACGGCCCGGTGAAGGAGCACTTACACTCTGCGCAGCGCGAGATGCGGCAAATTCTGCAAGCGTCCGGCATGTACACCATGCTGCACGTGCTGTGGGGCGACTTAGGGCTGTTCGGCTACGATGGCGCGATCATCGAAGACGACGAAGAGAACAAGCTGCACGGGCAGCCGCTGGTGCCCGGCGAATACTGGATCAGTGCGAACGCACGCGGGATGGTGGACACACTGCATCGTGAGTACCGTATGACCGTCAAGCAGATCGTCGGGAAGTTTGTGTTCAAAAACGACCCGCGCGGAACGCCTGACTGGTCGACAGTGAGCAACACAATCCAGAACATGTGGGACAACAACAACTACGCCGAGAAGATACCCGTGCGGCATTTGATCATGCCGCGCGCCGAGCGGGACGCCCGGTCGAAACTGGCGGCGGACAAGCGCTTTATGTCGACGTACTGGGAAGAGGCGGCGAGCGACAAAGTGCTCGGCGACCTTGGCTACGATCAGAACCCGATCCTTGCGTCGCGCTGGGATGTCGAAGGCACCAACACGTATGGCTCGAGCCCTGCGATGGACGCGCTGCCGGACGCCAAAGAGCTGCAGCGCAAAGAGCGCGACAAGGCCGAGGCGATCCGCCGGATGAACCGACCGCCTATGAACGCACCGGTTGAGATGCGGAACAGTCCGTTCTCGCTCATGCCTGAAGCGGTCAACTACATGGCGGACCCGAGCAAAGGGATGGTCCCCGCGTATCAGGTCACACCACCGATCACAGAGCTGCGCAGCGATATCGAGGACAGCGAAATGCGGATCGACGAGGCGATGTACGCAAACCTGTTTCTCATGATGGCGCGCATGGATCGACGCCAGATCACGGCACGCGAGGTCGACGAGCGGCACGAAGAGAAGCTGCTAGGTCTTGGCCCGGTGCTGGAACGTCAGCACAAGGAGAAATTGGCGGTCTTGCTGAAACGCGTGTATGCGAAGGCGGTCGACGGCGGGAACGTCGCGCCACTGCCGCCCGAGATGGCAGACATGCCGGTTACCGTTGACTACATTTCGACGCTCGGACAAGCGATGAAGGCTGTCGCCACGGGTGGTATGGAACGGCTGTACGGTTTCGCGGGCAACCTTGCAGCGATCGACGGATCTGTGATGGACAATTTCGACAACGATATCGCGGTCGACGAATACGCCGACATGGTGGGCGTGCCGGGCAATGTCATTCGCACGAAGGAAAAAGTCGCGGAGATGCGCGAACAACGCGCCGAGCAGGTGCAACAGCAACGCCAAGCCGATCAGACGCAGCAGGCGGTCGAAACCGCTGGCGCCGGGGCACAGGCGGCCAAGGTGCTATCCGAGGCTAGCGGCGACCCACGGTCGCGCAGCGGCGACATCCTCAGCACGTTGGGGTTGACACGTTGACGCAGGGGCGACGAACAGGTAAGAGACACGTATGGCAGACGGCATGAACAGAGCGCAACGACGCGCGAAGCAGCAGATGGACAACGACGTGCGCGCCGTGCTTGCGCACGCGCCTTCGTTGCGTTTCCTCTGTCGCATACTGGACGAGTGCCGATACTACGAAGACCCTTTCGCCGGGAACAGCAACACGACGTTCAAAAACATCGGCGAACAGGAAGCGGGGCGGAAGATCGTACGAGCGCTGCAAAGCGCTGATCCTGACGCCCTTATGGTCTTGCTCGGAACGGCAAGCAAACACCGAGCCCGAGCAGGGGCCGACAATGAGGATCTAAGTGATGAAGATTAACGCAATGTCACTCACCACCTCCACGCCACTATGGGCGGCCTCTGACGAGGGCGCGACCGGCGGCGATGCGACAGACGATACAGGCACGGATACGTCCGGTGACGAAGGGGAAACTCAGACCACCGAGACCGTACTAGGCGCGGGAGACGCGGGCGACACGCCCGGCGACACGACCGTTCTAGGCGACGAGGCTGGCAAGAGCGACGACGATGACGATAAGTCTGACACTGATGGCGAAACTGCGCCCGAGGACGAAGTTCCTGAAGACGGTGCGTATGATTTCAATCTGCCGGAAGGTGTCGAGCTGGATGACGATGCAAAGGCCAAATGGTCTGAGCAGTTCAAAGATCTCGGCCTCACCCGAGGCCAAGCCGACAAGTTGGTACAAGCTCAGGCCGCGCAAGTGGCACAGGAGCAGAAGGCGTATGCTGATTTCATCGCGAAACAGCAGACCGATCACCTTGACGCTGCGAAGAGCGACAGCGACATCGGGGGCGACAAGTGGGGCGAAAGTCAGCGCTTGGCGAACTTGGGTCTTAAAACGCTCGGCGGCGACGCGCTGAAAAACTTGATCCTGACATCTGGCAACGGCAACAACCCCGAGATCATCCGCGAATTGCGGCGGGTCGGAGAGATGGTAGCCGACGACAAATTCGAAAACGGATCGTCGCATGAGGCGCCCGTGACCAAAGAAAACTCTTGGTACGGCGGTACAACCCCAGACACAAAGAAAGGTTAACAAATGGCAACTCTTGGGCAAACGTATCTGACGCTGGCGGACCTTCGTCGGCAACAGAACAAAGACGACACGATCGCGGACATTATCGAGATTTTGAGCGAAGAGCTCCCTATGCTTGGCGATGGGCCGACTATCGAATGTAACTCTGGCGATGAGCATCTGACCACGATCCGCGCCGGGCTGCCGACACCGACGTGGCGCAAGCTGTATCAGGGTGTCCAACCAACCAAAGGCACCACCGCGCAAGTCAAAGACAGCACGGGCTACCTTGAAGACTGGTCTGAAGTCGACGCCAAGCTGGTCGAAAAGTCGAAGAACCCGCAGAAGTTCCGCATGAACGAAGCGACGTCCCACATCCAAGGGATTGCGCAAGAAGTCGGCGCGACGGTTATCTACGGCGACACCGACACCGACCCGGAAAAGTTCTTGGGTTTGGAGCCGCGCTACAACTCGCTGACAGCGGCGAACGGCAACCAAATCGTGGATGGTCTTGGGACGGGCTCCGACAATACGTCGATCTGGTTCGTCGGCTGGGGCGAAGGCGGTACGCACTTCCTGTATCCAGAAGGCTCTCAGGCCGGTCTGAAGCGCGAAGACAAAGGACCGCAGACCAAAGAAATGTCAGACGGCTCGCTGTACGATGTGTACCGCGAAAAGTTCTGCCAAGACATTGGTATGTCGGTTCGTGACTGGCGCGTCAACGCGCGGATCGCGAACATCGACGTCAGTGACCTGACGAACGACGCGGCGACCGGCGCAGATCTGCTCGACCTGATGGTGACGGCGTACTACCGTCTGGACAACCCCGGGCGCACAGGCGTGAACACCGTGATCTACACTTCGCGTACGATCGCAGAGTTCCTGCACAAGCAGGCCATGAACAAATCCAACGTGCAGCTGTCGCTGTCCGAAGTTGAAGGCAAGCCTATCGTCAAGTTCTTGGGGCACACGATCCGCCGCATGGACAGCATCCTCGAAACCGAGGCACGCGTCGTCTAACCGATGACCGCATAGCGCGCGCGGAATGACCCGCGCGTGCGACACACGTTAAGAACAAGGAATGAAGAAATGATCTTCGACGCACAGAGCCTGTTCTCGGACGCCCAAGCGATCACCGCTGACGCAGCGTCCACGAACATCATCGACTTCGGCGCTCCGGGCACGCCGAAACACGCAGCTGCAGCGATCACGCAAGACATCGGACGGGGACGCCCTGTCCCGGTTCGCGTCCAAGTGGTCGCATCGTTCAACACGCTGACCTCGCTGAACGTCATTGTCGAAGTCGACAACGACGTCGCGTTCGGCTCGGCGACGGCTGTAATGACCATCAACGTACCGTTGGCCTCGCTGGTCGCGGGCTACGTTCTGCCGGTGTCGTACCTGCCGCGCGGCATCAACGAGCGCTATATGCGCGTACGCTATGACGTCGTCGGCACGGACCCTACCACGGGTGCGATCACTGCCGGTCTGGTCTTCGGCAACGAAGAGTGGAGCGCATAAGATGGATGTCGTCGCGCTGCACAAAGGCAAGTTTGGTCGTATGCGTTCGCGCGGCGATACTTTCACCATCGACAACAAGCAGCAGTTTAGCAAACGGTGGATGGCAAAGGCCGGGACACCCGAGGCAAAAGCTGCCCAGCTTGACGCGCGAGACGGGAAGACGCTGACAGCGGCACAGATCGAGGCGGAAATGGCCGAAGCACTGGGGAAGGCGAAGTCGCCGACCGCAGCGCTGAAAGCGAAAGACGCACGCATCGCCGAGCTGGAAGCGACAATTGCTAAGCTGGAAGCAGCACTTGCGGAAGCAGCTGAGCAAGCACCTGCGGAAGCAGCTGCGGAAGCACCTGCGGAAGCAGCTGCGGAAGCACCTGCGGAAGCAGCGGCGCCAACACGGCGTAGCCGCCGCGCTTAAAACGTGGTAGCACGACACAGGCGCGAAGCAGCCCCGAGCGCCAAGCGTTCGGGGCTTGTTACATTTAACGGAGAGTGACATGGCTGTTTCGACAAAAACTGACATCTGCAATCTGGCGCTCGATCACCTCGGGAAACCGCCGATCACTGACATCACCGAAGGAAGCCGAGAGGCGCAGACGTGTCTGCGGCAGTATGATGTCGCACGGCGGATGTGTCTGGCTCGGAGCCCGTGGACCTTTGCGCGGAAACTGCGCACGATGTCACTGCTCGACGAAAACGAGCTGTCGGATATCTGGGCGTACCGATATGACCTGCCGGATGATATGCAGCATATGCACCGGCTGGTGGAGCCGGGGCGCGTGGCGATAGAAAACTCCGCGCCAGTCCCGTCGTATATCGAGAGTGGAAGCGTTTACGCAAACGTCGAAGCGGCGAAGGTGCTGTACACGTGGGACAGCGTCGATACCCGGACATGGTCCGCGCTATTCGACGACGTGGTCGCGCTGTTCCTCGCGATGCGGTTATCGCCGGGGATGACACGACGGAAAAGCGACACGACCGTGCTGCAGGACATGTACCGCGTGGCGTTGAACGAGGCGATCGAAGCAGACGCTCAGCAAGAGCCAAGCACGTACACCTTCTACGGCGACGGATATGTCGACGCGCGGGGCGGCGCAACGTACGGTCTACCGCAGACCGACGGCTCGAAGATTTGGAGCTAATAGATGTCAAAGATCACGCAGGGCGCGTTTAACGCCGGGATACTCTCCGAGGGCATGTACGCACGGAGCGACACTGAGAAGTACCAGAAAGGTCTTCGCGACGCAGTCAACTTGCTGGTGCTGCCGCAGGGCGGGGTCGCGAACCGGGCGGGCTTCGAAGCGGTGACACGTTTCGACACAAGCGGCGTCTCACGCCAGTGGCTTATACCGTTCGAGTTCAACACCACGCAGACCTACCAGTTAGAGTTCACGGATGACGTGTTCCACGTGATCAGCGACGGCGCGTATGTTCTCGACACAGCTGTCGGTGAGCTACCGCTGGCCGGGGTATCGGCGGCGACAGTGGCGACGCTGACGATGGACAACGCGACTGACGCAGCAGAGCTGACCGCGGGTGATCTGATCTACGTGACGGATACCGACGGCAACCACAAGCTGCACGACACGGTTTTACGTGTGACAGGTGTGGCCTCTGAAGTCATATCTTTTGTCACGTACGACGGGCAGACGATCGACACGGTCGCCGTGGAGTGGGGGTCTGTCGGCGTGACAGCTACCGTCCAAAAAGTGTATGCTAAGACGCACACGCTCACAAACTTCGACGAGCTGCGGTTCGCGCAAGATGCTGATACATTGTACATCACACACCCGTCACACCCGCCGTCAAAAATTGGGCGCGTGGATCACGATGACTGGACGTTTGCGAACGTAGCGTTCGGCTGCGTGATCGGGCAGCCCGCGGTAGCGTCGGTCAGCGTTACAGGGGCGACAGCGGCAGACCCTGTCGTGCTCACCGCAGTGGCGCACGGGCTTGCCGAGGGGGACGCGTTCTCGATCGCGGGCGTCGCTGGAATGGTGGAGCTGAACGACGAGCTTTACATTGCCGGGACGGTGACCGCTGACACGATCGCGCTGAAGGACAAAGACGGCGACGATGTCGACGGGACAGCATACGTGGCCTACACGAGCGGCGGGACGATCACATCACCGGGCGCGTCGTCGAAGCGAGGCACCGATGTCGATCTGGCGGACCTGACGACGTATAAATACGCAGTAGCCGCGATCAACGGAGACACAGAGGAAGAAGGCGTACCGACCGCGCTGTTCGAGGTCGAGAACGATCTCTATTTTCAAGGCAGCGTGAACTATCTCGGATGGCGCGCTACCGCCGACGCGACACGCTACGCCGTGTATCGCACGTCGGCGGGGTCTTTGGCGTACGTTGGGACGACGACGGGGACCACGTTCACGGACGAGAACATCACACCGGACACGGCGACTGGGCCACAGCTGGCACGCAACCCTTTCGGGGCGGTTGGCGAATACCCGTCGGTCGTGTCGTTCTACGAGCAAAGACTGGCGTACGGGGCGACGACAAACGATCCGCAGCTGGTCGAGATGTCCCGGGTCGGTAACCTCGAAAATTTCAACGGGGCGTACCCGTCCCTGCCGGACGATGCGTTCCGTTTCCGTATCCGCGATAGCCGTGTGAACGAGGTCAGGGCATTCGCGCCGAGCAGCAGTTTCGCGATCCTGACAAGCGGCGGTGAGTGGGAGATCGCAGGACAGGGCGACGGAGAGTACGTCCGCCCCGATAAGAGACGCCTGTCGCCTTTCTCGAACTATGGCTCGGCGAAGCTGCCACCGCTATTCACGGGGGTAGTCGTGCTATTTGTGGAACCGTCCGGAAACGTTGTTCGCGAGTACCGACCGAACGACCCGGCGACCCCACCGCAGGATTTGACGATCATCGGCGCCGATCTGCTGGAAAACCGGCGGATCGTCTCATGGGCCTACGCGGCAGCGCCGGGCAAAATTATCTGGTGCGTGCTGGACAATGGCACGTTGCTGACGCTGACGTACATGCCAGAGCATGACGTCTGGGGATGGACGAGACACCAAGTTGGGGGGACAAACGCGCTGGTCCGGCAAGTCAGCGTTAGCCGTGAGGACGCACGCGACGTGCCTTACATCGTGGTCACTCGTACGATCGACGGGCGAGAAGTGACACTTGTCGAACGTCAGCGTGCACGCGAGGACACCGTGGTGCAGAATGCGTACTTCATGGACGGCGGCGTCAAAAAGACGTACACGTCACCGGTCAGCGAGACGGCGGGTTTGCTCCACTTGCGCGGCGAAACGGTGACGGCGTTGCTGGATGGCGACGTGGTCGAGAATTTGACTGTGGATACGACAGGCACAGTGACTTTCGGCGATCGTGAAGTGAGCGAAGCCAGCGTTGGGCTGTCGTATGAAAGTCTGCTGCAAACACTGGATGTCCGCATGGATGTGAAAACGTTGGGGTCATCTGAGGGGCGGTACAAGTCAACGTCTGAAGTCGCGATCAAACTGAAACGCTCACGAGGCGTCGAGGCAGGCGTCAGTCTGGCGCGGATGAACGAGATCAAGGAATGGAACGCCGGGCTGGTCGGCGGCCCGCTCCCGTTGCTGACGCACACACCGAACATTACAGTGGAAGGGGACTGGCTGATCGACGCCACGGTGTTCGTACGGCAACGCCACCCTCTGCCGATGACAGTGCTCGCGGTGACGCCGGACTGGGAGATGGGCGAGTGATCCGCATCGAACACCTCACGGAGTACACGACAGCGGCGCATTTCGTCGCGGACCAAATGCGTAAGGAGGACCGCGACGAACTGTGGATACTGGGGCGGACACTGCCGTCTGACGCTATCGAAACGTCGATCAGGGTGTCGAACGAAGCGTACATCGTGTACGTGAGCGAAAAACCTGCCGCAGTTTTCGGCGCGAGTATCCCGGTACTAGGAGACGTCGGCGTTCCTTGGTTTCTCGGGACGCGCGCGGTCGACGACCACGCGACCGAGTACATGCGAAAGGGGCGTGAATTTACCGCGCACCTGCTAACGCAGTGTGAGCGGCTCGAGAACATTGCGCTGAAAAGCAACCGGCGCACGCTGGTCTTTCTATCGCGCATGGGATTTGTTATAGGTCAGGCATTCAGAACGGCAACAGGGGCCGAAGCGGTCCGTTTCACGATGGAAAGGCAAGCGCATGTGTGATCCAGTCACGATCATGGCGATCGGCACGGCGGCCAGCACGCTCGGCACAATGCAGTCAGCATCGGCGGCGTCGGCGAATGCGAAGTTCCAGCAGAAGATCGCGATGGACAACGCGAACCGCACCAGCGAACAGATGCGCGACGCAGCTGAACGAGGGGCGGACGAAGAACAGCAAGTGATGGCTGAAGGTGCGCGCACGGTATCGAACGCACGCGGCGCACTGGCGTCCAACAACATGGACCTGACTTTCGGCTCACCGCTTGACGCGATCCTGCACTCGAGCATGGAAGTCGAACGCGACGCGTACCGCACACGACGGAACACCTCGTATGAGATCCGCGATCTCCAAACACAGCGCACAAACTACCTTAACAATGCGTCCGCGCGCGGAGCTGAAGCCAGCAACGCGGCGTCGTCCGGTTTCATCGCCGGAGTAGGCACAGCGATGTCCGGGGCGGCGGACATCTACCGCTACAAAGCGTCGATCGAATAGGGGAAAAACATGGCAACCGTCGAAGAGTATCGCCGCAATACGCAGCTCCGCCCCAGCAACCAGAAAGAGATACGCGTCGGCACGTCTGACGCGACTTTTGGCGCGGGGGTCGGCCAAGCAGTCGCGGGCGCGGGCGAGGTGGCGTTCAAAATTGCCGACGCGATCGATTATAAGCAACAGCTGGAAGGGGACGCGAAGGCGCGCGAAGCGTTCAACGCCTACCGGTACGGGCAACGCGAAGAGATGCGGGCACCGGAAAAAGGCTTTTTGAACCGGACGGGCAGCAACGCGCAAGGTATCCAGCAGACGGCGGAAGAACGTTTACGCAGCCTGCGCGAGCGTCACGCGGAGGGGCTCGACCCGCGCGCGCTGCAGAAATACAACGACATGGTAGACGGGCTGCAAGATCAGGCGCACACCAGCATACTCGCGCACACGTCGAACGAGAGCCGCAACTACATCGTCAACCAGCGCCAATCGACGGTTGACGGGTATATCGAAGAGGCGGCGTCGAACTGGCACGACCAAGATCTGTTTGACGAAAACCTCGGTCTGGCGTTGCAGGAGCAAACACAATTGGCGAACCTGCAAGGTTGGGACGCAGCGACACAGAAGCAGGCCGCCGAAGACATGATATCGAAAACGTTCCGCAATCGCATTGTGATGGCGGCGAGCGAAGACCCCGAAGCGGCGCAGGAGCTGCTGGAAAACTCGCGCGATATACTGAGCGCGGAAGACGAGCACGCCCTCGATACGGGGCTCGAAAGTCTTGTCATCGAGGCGAAAGCGGAGAAATTTACGCAAGGCTTTATCCGACGCGGTTCGGCGGTGGCGGTGGTCAGCGGCGACACACGCTATGTGCGTAACGACGCGTTTGACCGACCTGACGACGGGGTCGAGACGCTGTTCCGTATGACCGCGTCACGACCGAACCGACCGAACCAAGAGATCATCGACGTAGTCACGACGGCGGTCGAACGCACGTTCGGCGCAGGCTCGCGCGTCGTCGTCACTTCTGGGACCGAGCACGTAGGAGATCAGCACGGGGCAGAGCGGCACCAAACAGGGATGGCGGTGGACGTCGCGGTCTTCCGGCCAGACGGGTCGCAGGTACTAGCCAGAGACGAAGACGGGAAACAATTTGCACGCGAGAGCGTAGTCTCGGGGGCGCTCGGCGTCGGTTTCGGTGAAGGGTACATGGGCGGCAAACACTTCCATATCGACAGCATACTGCCGAACCCGGCCAAAGGTGAGGCGCACACGTGGGGAACACAAGGGGCGGCCATGCGGCCCGAGCTGGTGGCGCTGATGGACCGAGGCGCGGCGCTGGTGCTACAAGACAGCGCGCAGGCCAACACCATCGTCAACCGACAAATCATTTCGAAGCTAGGCGATGTGGAAGGTAAGGCGGTCATCGCGGCGGCGGAGATGTCGCCGTCTATCCCGGCGGACGTCGCGCTGTCGGCTGAAGTTATGGCGGCCAACCCGAAATTTGCCGGGATGACCGTCGGCGAAGTGTACGACAGCATCGCGACTGCGATCGGCGACGATCCTGCGTCACGTATGGGCCGCAGCTATTTCGACGCCCAGCGCGCGTACGAGGCGGCGCTCGACATCGAAGATCCGAAGCTACGCAAGCAGGTGCTGGACAACATCAACACGATGACCGCGATGCAGGACAACGCGCGACGCGAAGGGCGACGCGAGGCAGCTGATGAAGCGTGGGATAACTTCGTCACGACGGGAGACACCAATGTCCCGCTCGAAACTCGGCAACGGATGGGCCAAGGGGGCTGGGCGGCTTTCCAAAGCGCTGTCAAAGGCTATGAGCAAGGCGAGCTCACGACGGACCCGGACACGTGGGAGATATTGACGCGGATGTCGTCGTCGAACCGTCGCGAATTTGCAAACCTGCTTTTGTCGGGGCACCGTAAAAACTTGACGCGGGCCGACTACGAACGGTTCGTCGTGCTGCAGGAAGCCGCGAAAGCTGATCTGCGGGGAGAGAAGCGGGACATCGAAGACGGGCGCGTCAACATAGATTTTGGCAAAGCGGACAAATACGCTGCAGTGGTGTACGAAGCGAATGCAGCGCCGATCGTGTCGTCTTTGACTGAAGAACAGCAGAAACAGCATCGTCTGCGCTACCGAAAAGATGTCGCGCGCTTGGTCGAGGACTTTTACGACAGGGAACAGCGCGAGCCGAACGAGCGCGAGGTGATCGAGATGGCGGCTGTTATGGCGCTACCGATCAGTTACGTACAGCCGGGCGCGGGGCTACTCGCGGGCGGGTTTGACGGCTTGAACGCTGACGCGGTAGGAACGCTGTCCGACGCGTCGATGCGCGCGACCGGTACCGATTTCACGATCGAGGTAGATTACAACGATATACCGCTGTCTGATCGCCAACGAATTGCGCGGCAGCTTATGGCGGCGACAAACGGCGAGGTACCGAGCCCCGACGATATTGTCGAAACCTACGAGCAGCAGCTACTGATCAGCGTCGGGCTACCACCAAACATCGACATCGAAGCGGTACCCGCGCGGTTGATTGAGATCGAGAAGGCTGATAACCCTGACGTATCAGATGACGAGATAGTGGAGAAGTATCAACTTTTCTTGATGTCTCAGTAACCGAGGCGCACGCATGACCGATGAAACTGAACGCTATCTCACGTGGCGCGAAACCAACAAGCAGCCGCGCGACGACGCGCAGGTGGTGCCGCCGCAGTTGGCGCAGACGCAGGATGCGTACCAGAAATGGCGCGACCAGCAACAGAAGGTAGCGACGGACAGAGCGTCACTTTTGCTTGATCACGCAGGCTCGCAGGCAGACGCAGGAGCTGGGGTCATTCGCGCGGGCGAAGCTCAGGCGCAGGGGCTGAGCATACCTCCCGACGTACTGACAGATGCGACGTCCGAGCTTTCGCGTAAAATCGAAAGTCAGACGCGCCGCGCGCTGTTGGCGCGCTCGTCCCGGTTGTCGGACTGGATCGTTAAAGACCCGATAAACGCGGCGCTTGCGCAGTCAGAGCTTCGAAATTTGTCCGGCGTCGAGGGGCTCGTGCAGTCAGCCCACCGCCGCGCAGATCAAATAGTGACAGGGACGTGGAACCGCCTTCGCGTAGTTAGCGCCGAGAATGATCTCGAACATCTGCAGACGATGCGCGCGGACACCGACCGATCGCTTGGGTCGATCGTGGAAGATGTCAAAAGCGAGATAGACCTCGACAACACGGACCCGAACATCGGTCTGACCATAACCAAGACATACGCGAAGGCGCTGGGCCGCTATTTGACGTCGCGCCTCAATATCGTAGACGATGACAGGCTCGACGAGTATGAGAAAACACTGGTCGAAAAACTTGACAGCGCGCTGCAAAAAGCGGCGACAAACAGCGAGCGCGTTGCGCAGTCGTACGGGAGTTCCGCCACGGTAGCGCACGCTCAACAAGTGCTGGCGGACATCGGCGAGCTTGAAGGCATGGGCGAGCAGGTGGCGGCGCTGGGCGCGTTCATCGCGGACGAGCCGGGTGTGTTCACGGAATGGCTGGCGAATGTCGTCGTCGAGAGCGCGCCGGGACTGGTCGTAGGTTCTGCGGTGACGCTGGCAACACGCAGGCCTAGCGCGGGCGCGGCCGCGATGGGGTTGGTGTCGGGAGCGACAGGCGAGGCGATGACCTTCGACAAGCTGGTCCGCGACGCCGGGTATGACATGACGGACCCGGTGCAGCGTGCGCAAATTGTGAGCGACCCGATATTCAGACGCCAGATGCGCGACCGTGCGTTCGCGTACGGCGCGGTGGTCGGCCTGATGGACGCGGCGTCGGGCGGCGTAGCGAGCCGGACTATGGTCGGCAATGCGGCGGGCGAGATGGTACTTCAGGCGATTACGCAAGGGGTTATGGGCGGCAGCGGCGAAGCGCTGGCGTCGCTGGCGTCGGGGCAAGACATCAACATGGTTGAGGTTCTGGTCGAGGTGCTCGCGGAGGTCGCGACCGGCCCACTCGAAGTGGTGGGCGTTGGCGGGCGCTACCTGAGCGAACGCCGGGGCGTAGAGCAGGACAGGCGATTTTTCGACGCGCTCGGTCGGTCTGCCGAAGAAAGTGGGCTGAGAAAGAAAGTCCCGGCTAAATACCGCGAGGCGATCGACAGTCTCACCAAAGACGGCCCGGTTGAGACACTGTACGTCGACGCGCAGGCGCTGGACGAGTTGTTCCAGAGTGACCCCGAGGGGGTGTCTGCGGTCGACTTCCTGACAGCCGTGCCGAACGTCGACATCGAAGCGTATCGACGCGCGCTGGACATCGGCGGCACGATCGAAATACCGACGTCGTCGTACGCGACGGACATCGTCGGGACGCGTTTCGACAAGGCTATCCGCGAATACCTGCGCACCGACCCGGCGCGCATGAGCGCGGCGGAGTTGCGCGCGTACCGCGAGCAGCTGAAAACCCTGTCGGGAGAGGTGCAAACCGCGGTCAAAAACGCGGAGAACATGCAGACGGACCTTGATCAAGCTATGGCCGACGCGCACGCAGAGCTTGTGTCGTCGCTACGGAGCGCGGGCCGACTTAACGATATCTCGCAAAAGGAAGCGCTGCAGCAAGCGCACTTCGCGCAGGCGACGGCACAGCGCATGGGGATCACCTCGGAAGAATTTCTTGCGCGCTACCCGCTGGCCGACGTACGCGGGGCGCTTGAGAGTGACCCCGCGAACGTACCGCGCGTAACCGTCGAGGTTCGTACGGCAGTGCAAGCGACCGACGCGGGGCGCGAGCGCTCAGACGCTGACATTGTTGAGGCGCTAGACGCGGAAGGTATCGACGCGGAGACTGCGACGCCGGACGAGACAGTGGACGCCGTTGAGCGCTACTACGCCGGGGAGCCGCTGCAACAGGACGGCGGCGTAGACGCACAGCGCGGCGTGCGGCGTCTACCGGATCTTGAGCGCGCGAGCGCCGGTCCGGTCGGCGGTGTCCGCGAGGTCGCGTCCGCGTACATGAAAGCGCGCGGCTTGCCCGTACGTCACCAAGCGAATTACGTCAAGGTGGATCGAGAGCGCGCGGAAAAGATTGCTGCAGCGTACGAAGCGATGGCGAACAACCCGCAAGACCCCGAGGTCAAGGCGGCGTATGATGCGTTGGTCGAAGAGACTATCGCGCAGTATGAGGCGCTACTTGAGCTAGGGTACACCTTCGAGTTCATCGAAGGCGAAGATCCTTACAACTCGCCGCGCGACGCCATCGTCGACATGCAAGAGAATAAGCATCTGTGGGTCTTCCCGACGGATGACGGCTTTGGGTCAGGCGTAGGCGAGACGAAGATCGGGGTAGACAACCCCGGCGGTCAGTGGCTGAAGAGCAAGGTCGCGAAAGCCGAGGAAGACATGGCGACAGCGCCAGATAGCTCCTACCGCAGCAAGGGGCTGGCGGGTTCCACAACAGCGTACACCAAAACAGCGGTCATGCTGCCGGTGGCCGATTTGGCGGGCGTGCCGGGAGCGCAGAACGAAGCGCCCGCGCCGGGGAGCCGAAAGTATGACGATCTTGCGGCGGACGTCGCCGCGCGCGGGTTCCAGCAGGAGCAGGACGGAAACGCGATTTTGGTGGGTATAAACCACCTCGGGCAGCCGTACCTGTTGGAAGGTAACCACCGCGTCGCTGTAGCGGCGGCTAACGGCATCCACACGATCCGCGCGGAGGTACGTTGGTACAACGGCGGGGAGACAGCCGACGGCACGTTCACGCCCGCCAAAGTGAAAGAGATGACAGCGCCAGAACGCGGCAACCCGCTGCTGGCGATGACAGACTACGAGATCAGCGGTCGCAAGGCTCGCGTGAATGACCTGTTCCGCATCGTGCATGACGTGTTCGGTCACGGTTCCGAAGGCGCGTCCTTCGGCGCGCGCGGCGAAGAGAACGCATGGCAGGCGCACGTTCGCATGTTCACGCCACTCGCCGCTCGTGCGATGACGTCTGAGACACGCGGGCAGAACAGCTGGGTGAACTTCGGGCCGTTCGGCGAGCAGAACCGCGCGGACCCAACGAACACCACCTTTGCTGACCAGAAGGTCGGGCTGCTCCCCAAGTGGGCCAGCGAGGTTGGTCAAGCTGAAGACATAGGTACGTTCGACGCCAACAACCCGCGTGTCCTGCGCCAGCGAAAAACTGCGCCGAACGTGCCGACCAACAGCGACGGCACGATCACGCTCACGCACTTCTCCGACGAAGCGCGTGACACGATCTCACCGGCCAAGGCAGGCACCGGCCCGCTGCGCGGGGCAGAACGTAACCGGCGCGGCCCGAACAAGTCTTTCTTCGGCATCGGCGTCGGGCAGCCGGGCGGGTACAGAAAAGAAAGTCTCGGACCGTACAAGCACACCGTACGCGTCGCTAAGCGCGATCTGTATGATTTGACGCGCGACCCCGACAAGCTGGTCGAAGCAATTCCGACGGACACGCCGTCGATGCAGCGTATGGGCTGGGTCGAGGAACAGATACAGGCGAAGGGGCTGAAAGGTTATTTCGTACGTGAAGGACCGCACGGCATGTCGGCAGCGTTGTTTGACGACACACGCCCTGACAGCGTCACCGACGACCGTATGGTCGAGCTGTTCCAGTCCGGGGCGAACCCGGACTTTTTCAGTGCGCTGACGCGCGAGGTCGAGAACGCCAAACAGAAGAAGGCGGGCGCGAAAGAATGGTTCGCGATCATCCAGAAGCTGCCGGGGGTCAAGAAGGCAGAAATTCAATGGTCGGGCGTCGAGGCGTGGCTGTTCTCGCAAGAGGGGCAGATCGCACGCGAAGACGTCGCGGCGTACCTGCGGGATAACGAGGTCACGGTCGAGACGGTCACACTGTCCGGGGACAACGACGGCGAGTACACGGGCATAGATGACTACGGCGTCTACGTGAGCGGGCGCCGCGTGTACGAAGAGGACGAGGATTACCTCGCCGAGAGCGGCTGGGATGCTTACGGCGACGAGATCATCGGGACGAAACTAGACGAAGGCGTTGTCGATCTCCTTGAGGAGCACGAGGACGACTTTGATGAAGCGTTTCCCGACACAACCGAAAGCGCCGCCGCGCTCTTCCGCTCAGCTCTGGAGGAGTTGCACGAGGGCGGCACACCGTTCGTCAGTACGCCGGAGGAAGCGTGGATCGCGGACGTGGCGGTCTTGCCTGAGAATTACGAGGACGAGGCACGCGAACAGGCGACAGACCGGGCGCGCGAGGATTACAACGAGGATCCGCACTACGAGGTCGCCTTCACAGTCGACATGCCAAACGGCAGTACGAGGCACGAGACGGTGATCGAATACTCGTACGGCGACGTCTATCACGGAGGTGAGGATTACCCCAGCGTCGACGCCGCGAGGGACGGGATCTACGAAAACTACCTAGACGAAGCCCACGAGATGGCGGGTGAAGCGAACGGGAACACAAAATGGGGCGAATGGACCGAGACAGGCGGTGAGAACTACCGCGAGGTGCTGCTGACCGTGCCGGACCTCGACAGCACGGGACCGAACGCCGCTCTCAGCGTCGGCGCGTTTGTGAACCACAACCACTTCGACGAGCCGAACATCGTGGTGCACGCGCGCATGAACGCGCGGGTAGCGGCGAACGGCGACAAGGTTCTGTTCGTCGAGGAAGTCCAATCGGACCTCGGTTCATACTGGCGGGATAAGGGCGGAGCGCCGACGCTTCGAAACGTAGATACCGCCGAGATCGACAGGGCGCGGGAGGTTAACGACCGCGCACAGCAAGAGGCAGCGGACGCACGCACAGCGCTAAGCGCCGCAAACGACGCCGTTCGCGGCATGGTGGTGTCTCGCGCCCAAGAGGCGGGCGTGACGCTACCGGAAAACCCGACGCTGGTGGTCGCGCGCGCGCGACGCGCGCACCGGCTAGGGACGCAACCAGATGACACAGGCGGGGCGAACCCGGCGTTCGACGCCGCGCTGGACTGGGTATTACGTGATCTGCCCAACGAAGCGTACGACGACGTTCTCGGGGCGGCGGACGACGCGCGCGGGTACGAAGAAGAGACGGGGAGCGCGGCGATCACGTCGATGTCACGGCTCGGAGACTTGACGTCGCAGACGCGGCTTCAAAATCCGATCACGCCCTTCGAAGAAGAAGCATACTACTCGCTGATGGTGAAGAAGCTGCTTAAAATGGCCGCCGAAGAAGGCGCGGATCGTCTGGCGTGGACACCTGCGTACATGCAGGCGCGGCGCTGGTCGGGCAAGGTGCGGAACGTGGTGAACGAGATCACGTGGAATAGCAAACCGCACGAGGCGATCGCCGCAGACGGGACAGCGACGGATGCTCCGCGCGAGGTTATTCTCGACGGCGTGAACGGCACCGACGGGTTCCTCGTGAGTGCCGAAGGCATTATCTTAGAGAAGTCGACGAGTGGCGGTCCGATACCGGAAGCAGACGCCGTTGGTAAAACCCTTTCAGAGATGCTCGGCGGCGTCATGGCGCGTCGGATCATGGGCGAACCCGAAGGCGTGATCACCAACGAAAATATCGTCGTCGGCGGTGATGGGTATAAAATTTCGTACGACCAACAGATCAAGCGGTTCGTAGAGAAGTTCGCCAAGAAGTACGGCGGCAAACTGATCGTCGACACGACCATGCCGGACTTCGTGAAGAGTACGAACAGCGATCCGTTGGCGAAAGCGGTGAAGCGGTTCGGTTTTCAGAACATGATCGCGGCGTTGCGCGAGAGCGACGTACGAACGCCGAAGTTTTGGGCGGAACTCGATCAGGTGTACATGGCGAAGTTCGACGAAGCCGAGGCACGCGTAGATAAAGCCATAGCAGAGAACGAAGCGCAGATCGCCGAGTACGAGGCGACGGCGGCGGCGCTGGTCGACGCCGAAGGCTTCGTCAAAATAGAAGACCAGAACGCGTACTCGCAGGCATTAGATAAGAGCGGCAGACTGCAGCTGATGACCGAGACACGGTACCAAGAGAAGCGCGACTTCGCTGACCCTGAACGACGCGCGCAGACGGTGTACATTAACATCATACGCGAGAGGTATATCACCGAGGCTAACGTCAAGTCGGTGTTGCCCGCCGACGCGCTGCCGCAAGGAGACGCCGTCTGGTCGGTCACGATCACGGACAAAATGCGCGACGCCGCCAAAGAGGCACAGCCGCTGTTCCAACGCC